TATTTTTCTATGTCTTTTTTTGCCATTGTGCTATTGTTGTGCTTTTTTTATTATATATTTGTATTATCTATCAGCGAAGTTAGTGTATCGGTAACACACTCAGCACCCAGCTGAGAGAGGGCGTTCAACTCGACCACTTCGCTCAATTTTCTTTCTGATAAACTTACTTTTTGCCCTTTATACATTCCCGCACCCATTTCATCTATTTTGCTGAATGGTAAAATGGGTACTGTGATTTGACAAGTTTTGTCAATTAAGTAGATGTATTTTAATTGAAATCCATCTAATCTTTCAATTTGATGACCTTTTTTTCTGATTAAATCAAGTTCTTTATCTCCAATGCACCAACTTTTTGAAACACCTCTATCCCACAATACCTTGCCATGTATGTTTTCCCCATTATAATTGAATATGCCATTATTTTCTTTTATACCTATTAAACTAAAACCACTCGCCCTATATATTGTTCCATCACCACAACTCGCCCCATCGCTAAAACTTAAAATCCATTTAATATGTGGTGCATTTTTTTTAATTAGTTTAATGCTAATTGCTATACAACGGGATTCTGAATACTTTGGTAGATACTCATCAAATGCCATGCGGTTTAATTCTATCATAGAATTCCACTCAGTATCTTTAACTAATTGTATAACATTTTTTTTAACAAACGGACTTCCGTAACTCATTACCCCGTGCATATTGCCATCCAAAAAACAACCAAAATGCAAAGTACTATTTGGAACTACCTTACCACTATAATGATTTTTCTTTACAAACGCATTTGCAATGGATGAGGGTATAACTTTAACAATTATTTCTTTTGCTCTGCCCATTGCATTATAATTAAATAAAGTGCATTCCCATTTGAATTTTCATTGCCCATTGTTTCCATATATTTATACTCATTTGATATTTTTATATCAGCAATTGCATTTTGAATTTGTATTGCTTGTTCATCAGCAAGGGTAAATGTCATTTGTTGAAACGGTGCTTTATCACCATCTGCCAAAGTAAACTCATCCCCAAATTGTTCTGAGTCTATTATTTTTGGAATATCTAATCCCCACTTATCTAATTCATCGGTCTCCCATTCATTGGCTAACATATTCCAATCCCATTCACCAAATCCAGCATTGTCTTTAATTATAAATTGACGTTGCTGCTCATCTGTTAAATCGCTAATTTTAATTACGGGTGCTTCTGTTAAACCTAATTCTTTTATTGCTTTAAGTCGCATATTACCACCCAATACAATCATATCATCGTTTACGACAATTGGTCTAATTTCTAACATCTTCGGAAATTCACGAATACTGGCAACAAGTTTTTTAAACTTATCGTCTTTAATTATACGTGGGTTGTTAGGATTGTTTTTAATATCCTTTATTTTTACTACTTGTATATTCATATCTTTTTAAATAATAAACTCCACGATGTGGGTAAATTCATTTTTGTATGTAGTTGATAGTTATGTTGTTGGAATAAATCAATCCATTCGTGTTCTTGTTTTAAGTTAATATGACCCCATTCTTCATCAAAATCAGTGGTGTTTGGTGTGCTGCTAAAATGAAAGTACTTGCATTCTATGTTAGTCAATAAGTCATTCAGCTTATCATCGGTAATGTGTTCCATTACTTCTATACACGCTACCAAATCGTGTTTAATTTTGTTTTGGGTAATATCTGTCTGGTGATAATAGTGTGCGACGTTGTGACTCATTGCATAGTGTAAATGGTGTTTGTTCAAGTCATAGTAATACACTTGTTTATTTAGGTTTTTCATTGCAAGTGAATACGCACCTACGCCACCACCTATGTCAGCAAAACTTTCAAATTCTACAAGTTTTGATATTTCCCTTGCCGTGCTATTGTAAAGGTTTACAAATGACTGATTGTCCAATGAGATGTTATTATCCAATTCCCATTGAAAGCATTGTTCATCACTCCATAAACCACCAAAACTATTTTCCATTGTACTTCATAAAATTTAAATGTACTTCTTTTAGCATATCTTTATATTGTTTCTTATCGCCGAATTTAACGTGTTCTTCTCTGCAAATTGCCATAAGATTTTCTATGTTGTCTTTTAGTTTTGTTCCACCACTTTTTTTATTCTCAATATGGTGAATGTCATTTGCAGTTTTGCCACAAATCTCACAACAAATAAAATCGGATAAATCATACCCAAAATAATCCATATAGATTTTTGTGTAATTACGCATATTGGAATTTACTCAATGTTCTTTTAATTGTATTTGATGTAACATCGTATTTAGTAGCAATGTCTTTTATGTTATTGCCTTTGTTAAATAAATCTAATATTTCTTTTCTTTGTTCATTAGATAGTTTACTTCTTCCATTATACATACCACCATAACCACTTTGTAAATTTTCTGCTTTTAAAGTTTTATGAATAGTATCAATTGGAACTTTGAACATATAAGACAATTCGTGTAATCTTTTACCTTCTAATCTCAATTGTATAATTTTTTGAATTTGGTCAATAGTTAAAATATATTTTCTATATGTTTTATTCAATACTCTGTGTTTATGAAATTCATTTTCACTTGGAGTACACCATTCAAGATTTGACATATGGTTATTTAATTTATTACCATCAATATGATTAACGTGTGGTTTCTTTTCTAAATTTTCTTTAAACGCATTGCATACTAATCTATGAACACGCATAGATTTTACCTTACTATTTTTATGTAATTGAACGTGTGCATAACCATTTATGATATTATGTTTTAATATGTGATTAATACCATATTGATTGTTAGTTGATGCAATTCTTTTTACATCACCATTTTCAGATATTTCATAAATACCTTCGTAGTTTTCAATTGATTTCCATTTCATATTACAAATATACATCACGTTTACCATATAAACAATATTATTTAATATGTTTTCACTTCTTTTTTCTTATCGGTTTGGGCTTTTGTTCGTCGTCAGCAAGTTGTGCCAATACTATACTATTATCAATTACATCTTGTAAGGTTGGTATTTGAGTTTCTTTTTCATACCTTGCCTTTATTACAAGTGACGTAAAAGAGTCGACAAAACAACTACCACACATTGGTATTGGATTTCCCATTACTTCTTGGTGGATTGCCCTTACTTTGTTTTCGTCGGCTGGTGGCATTCTCATAACCATCGTTTTTCTAAAAGCAGTTAAGTACTGCTCGACTTCTAAAATAAAATCTATGTGTTCGGTTTTCATAATTTATATAATTTGTAAGCTAAAATGTAACATATTGACGCTGGTATTATACACGCTAAATTCCAAGTGTTAAAAAAATAACCAATTGCAATGTGAAATGCCATACAACTTTCACACGTCAATGGTTTGATTTTTAGTTTACTTGGTAGTTGTGGCGTTAGTACTGTCGCAATTATTATTCCAAGACTGGCTATGCCCAATATTTCTATAAGTAAATTCATTTGTTAGTTGTTGTTGAAGTGTGTTCACTCGGTTGTTTAACATTATCAGTTCTTTGTTTTCCTGAAATTTTCTTGCCTTGTAGCCCATCGTTATCAGTAGGCAAACAAAAATGATTTTTAATAAATTCATAGTCTTTGGTTATTTGGTGTTTTATTGTATTATCAATGTCGTGGTATTTCATAAGACGAAAATAAAATGCTTGAAGTTTATTCATATTCGTTTATTATTTGTCGTTTAATGTCTTTGATTACCCTTAGTACTTCACGTAGTGTTATTTTGGTTTTACGATGGATTGACCTTGCCGATTCACCATTTGACCACATTGTAAATATTTCCCGCTCATACCATTTGTTTTTGCTTACTACATTTTCTATTAATTTATATTTGTTTTCTTTTTCGATGGCATCCTCAATAGTGTTTAAATATTCCATTTGTACATTTTCAATATCAAATAATCCAATCGGCTTCATAACATCGTAGAACTTTTGACGTGGTGTTGAAGATTGCGACCACATTATTTTAATGCAAAACAATTTAATATAACCATCGTTGTAAACCTTTGTTAACTTGTCATCTGGCATTTCACATAAAATAAGTAAAAGATGTTGTGCTAAGTCGTCGTGGAATAGTGGCGAGAGAGTTTTACTCGCCTTATAAAGCCATTCAGATTTTGCTACTTCTATAAGTATTTTATCTTTGATGTGCAAATATTACTATATTTTTTTCAATTCTACAAATTTATATCCTTTTTTCTCAGCTTTTTTTTTATAGTACTCAACTTCTTCTTCAGAATTTAAACAATATACTTCCTGATATTTATCTTTTTGCATCACTAATTGATAAAATGTTTT